AGATAAGAGCAGCAGAAGACCCAGAGTTCGAGACTTTCTACACTAAGAATATACTTCTTAATGAAGGTATGAGAGCATGGATGTCATCTGTTGACCAACCGCATGAGAACTTCGTGTTCCCAGAAGAGGTCTTGCCACGAGGCAACGCACTATAAATACTAAGGAGTCTACGGACTCCTTTTTTATTAGGTATAAATACTATTATGAAAATTAATAAAGATCAACTTACCAATCAACTAAGAGAAGTTGTTGGAGATCAAGATATTACATTTGAATCAATAACAGATCCATCAGATCTTGTTGATGTAAGTGTAAATCCAGAAGATTTTTATCAGGGACGAAAGGCAGTTGCAGATATGTTAATCGAATCAAGACAAAAACTAGATGAATATGGTAGACAACTCAAGAAAATCCAGTCGCAAGGCAGCGAAGAAATTAATTAGATTAGCAAAGGAAAATCCTGGTATGTACTCACGTTCTGAGGTGATGTATGCTAAGATGATCAAGCGTGTGACAAAGAAAGACAGTTCGGAAACTGGCACACTTGACAAAAAATAGGTAATGTAGTATACTATATACTATTACACACGAAGGACTCGAAAGATCGTAACCCTGAGTGGATGTAAAACAGCACCCTTGTCGGGAGTGCTATCATCCGCAGGGTTTTTTATTGCCCATGCGAGAAACTATAAACAAAAATGATTAAATCAACAATAGCTGCAGTAGCAGCATCTCCATTCCTATTCGCAGGTGCAGCCTTTGCTGGTCCATACGTTAATTTGGAAGCAACTGGATCATATCCAGACGGAGCATATACATCTGGTGGATTAGAAGCAGTAATCGGATACGAAGGAACAGCAGGTGCTGAAGGTGGAATCGGATACTATGTATCTGGTGGTCCTACAGTGACTCACACAGAGACAAGTGATGAGTTCGGTGATGTAGAATTCATTGGATACCTTGGTGGTTCTTATGATAAGTTCTACGGAGAGATCTCTGGAGTAACTAACAACGATGACGTTGACTGGGGTGCTAAAGCAGGTGTTAAATTCACTTTCTAAATAGTATCGAGACCTTTCGTGCGTCTCTACATTCGGAACTTACAGACCTCTGCTTGACAGGGGTCTTTTTTTATGGTATGGTAGATCCATACATAAAGTTAAACTTATAGTATACGCATGGAATCCAAGTATGAAACTGTTCTTTACTCCAAAGACAATTGTCAATGGTGTGAGAGAGTAAAACAATTAATGGATAATGTGAAGTTCCCATACATTGAATACAAGTATGGTGTTGACTTTACAAAGAAAGAGTTCTATGCTGAGTTTGGAGAGGGTGCAACCTTTCCTCAGGTGCAAATAGATCACAAACACATAGGTGGTTGTAAAGATACCTTGCACTTCTTACAGGAAAAGGGAATTATTTAATGGAAGAACTTGAAGGAATGATCGAGAGAGCAGTTGATATTGCTTTCAAAGATGACAAATTTTACTTTAAGTGCTATAATTACTTGAAGGACTCAAAAGCAACACGTGCTTTCACTCGAAAGTTTATCGACTCTCAAACTGCAGGTGGTCTTGCTTTAACAATTTCCGATCTGGATGCATACATCAAGGGAGGTTCTGATCCCGAACATCAAATGCTTCGTGAAGCATATGGTTATCTTGGTAAACCAAGAGCAAGGAAGATCAGAAAATATCTCTATAGTATCTTAGAAGGTGCTTGGATGTATGAGAAGGAAAGAAAACCTGGTCGTAAGAAACGATCTAAATAGAAACAGATTATTCTGGAGGTTGTCTAATGGAAATTTCAACTATAGTTCTTACATTAGTTGTTCTGGTGACTGTTGGAGCATTCTTCTTGGGGATAACAATGGCATGGTTAGCAAAAGGATATGTAGAAGACTACATTGAAAATGCTGCTTATGCTAAATCTGTTACTCACCCAGAGATGTTAGACGAAGACGGTAATCTTCTACATGATGAACTCATCTATGTTAGACCCGCAACACCTTGGGACGAACTTCCTGAACAAGATGAAGATGATGATTAATTAATTAATTATGCCAAAAACACTTGATAATAGTAACACAAGATTACTACTTAGCGAGATCTTACGTAAGGTCTCAAATGCAAAAACTAAAAAGGAAAAGGTATCACTCCTGCAAAAGCACAATAGCGTTGCGTTAAGGCAACTCATGGTTATTAACTTTGATGAATCTATTGTATGTCTAATGCCAGAAGGAGAGGTTCCATTCAATCCTAACGATGCACCTGTAGGGACAGATCATACTCGCTTAGAATCCGAGTACAGAGGTCTCTATAGGTTTTTTAAAGGAGGGGATCCTAAACTCCCTCGTGCCAAGAGAGAACAAATGTTCATTCAATTATTAGAAGGTCTATCTGCTGAAGAGGCAGAACTTCTTGTTCTTGTAAAAGATGGTAATATGAATGACAAGTACAAAAGGATTACTAAAGCAGTTGTCTCTGAAGCATACCCAAATATTGTCTGGGGAGGTCGTTCGTGAAGATCTTAAAACAAGATTGTAAAAGGGACGAAGCACAAGACAAGACACTACCTTACACATGCTATCTTATCATCTATAAAGTGGATGATGTAGAGAAGTATGATATTGCAATGGCATCTAAACAATCAGAGATCTTTGATTATTATTATGATCTATACAAAAAGAACTTTGTTACCATGCTACAGGCAGAAGGTAGGGTAGCACCTAACATGTGGAATGATCCTAAAGAAGCTAAGAAACCAAGGAAGGGAAGGAAGAAATGACAATCTATAATAAGTTTAAAAACCCATCACAGATGACAGAGAAAGAGCAACAACAAGCAGGTGCTGAAGCAGTAGGTGCTGTTGTAACTTTCTTTGTTAAACCTTTTATCGTTAAGGCAGTATGGAACTGGGTAGTGCCAACAGTATTTGGATTGACAGCAATCACATATTGGCAAGCACTTGCATTAGGTTTCTTAGCGTCACTTTTATTTAAAAATCATGAAAATAAGTAAGGTATCTGTTACACCAGACGCTGAAAAGTTAATTGGATACATTGCTCGTGTGAGTAATCCTAATAATCAGGACAACCCAAAGGTTGCAGGGTTATTAAAGTATTGTATTAAGCATGGTCATTGGTCTATCTTTGAGCAAGCAAGTATGACAGTAGAGATTGAAACTACTCGTGGGATTGCAGCACAAATACTTAGACATAGATCATTTACATTCCAAGAGTTCTCTCAAAGATATGCTGATACTAATCTTTTAGCAGAAGAGATACCTATGGTTGACCTTAGACATCAGGATTCCAAGAACAGACAGAACAGTACCGATGATGTACCACACAACAAGAAACAAGACCTTCAAGAAAAGATCGCAAATCATTTTGTTGAGGCGATGGATCTATATAACGAACTCCTCGCTTCGGGTATTGCGAAGGAATGTGCGAGATTTGTTCTCCCTTTAGCAACACCTACAAGACTATACATGACAGGAACAGTTCGTTCTTGGATTCACTACTTACAATTAAGAGGTGGACATGGTACACAAAAAGAGCATATGGATATTGCTCATGGAATCGAAGAGATTTTCATAAAAGAATTTCCTATAACATCTGAAGCATTGGAGTGGTAACATGCCTTTATACCCAGTAATAAATAAAAATACTCAAGAGACACAAGAACTTAATATGAGTATGAAAGATTATGATCAGTGGAGAAAAGATAATCCCGATTGGGATAAGGACTGGTCTCAAGGTACTGGAGGTGTCACCTACGGTACTCCGAGAGTAGAGGACGGATTCAAAGAAGTTATGTCCAAAGTCCAAGAGAATCATCCTACTGCTAATCTTTCGAGGTTTACTTAATTATGCCAAGAGCGAGAAAAAAATCTAATGGTAACGGTAACGGTAACGGAGCACCGATACAACCAATGTCAAAGAAGATGATGAAACGTAAGAAACCAATCGATAAGTCTTACATGACAATGATCGAACCGATAACTGATAACCAGAAGTTAGCGTTCGAGTCATATAAACGTGGGCAAAATTTATTATTGCATGGTGCAGCAGGAACTGGTAAGACTTTTATATCATTATATCTCGCTTTGCAAGAAGTACTTGACGAATCCACACAATATGATAAAATAGTAATTGTAAGGTCATTAGTTCCTACGAGAGAAATTGGTTTCCTACCTGGTGACCATGAGGATAAGTCCTATCTCTATCAGATACCATACAAAAATATGGTAAGGTATATGTTTAGTATGCCTGATGACAATTCATTTGAGATGCTATACGACAATCTCAGATCTCAAGACACTATAGATTTCTGGTCTACCAGTTTCATTCGTGGTGTCACTCTTGATAATACTATCGTTATCGTTGATGAGTTCAGTAACTTAAACTTTCATGAACTTGATTCTATGATCACAAGGATAGGTGAAGATTCTAAGATTGTTTTCTGTGGAGACATAGCACAGTCTGATCTAACTAAAGAGTATGAGAAGTCTGGCATCTCAGATTTTATTAGAATAATTAATGAGATGAAAGAGTTTACATGTGTTGAATTTGATATCAAAGATATCGTTCGCTCTGGATTAGTTAAATCTTATCTAATTTCTAAGTACAATCTTGGTTTTAATTAATGACTTTTACATTTGTTGATGTTAAACTCGAACCTCTTGAGGTCGAGCCTGTGAATAAAGATGGTGTTAGGTTTTATAAACTACCTAAAACTGATAAATATTACCCAAGCGTAACCTCAATCACATCGTTTAAGAACGCTGCTTTCTTTTCAAAATGGAGAAAGCGAATTGGTGAACAAGAGGCAAATCGTATTACTGCAAGGGCAACACAGAGAGGAACTGCGTTTCATAGTATCGCAGAAGACTACATCAATGGTGAACTGAAACTTGACAAATACTTGGATAATAATCCATTGTCTGTTAGAATGTTTCAGTCCGCAAAAGATACTCTCAATCGAATAGACAATATACATTGTTTAGAATCATTTCTTTACTCACACTACCTCC